TCCCAACTTATCTCGATTGGCTCTGATGGAGCTACAACAAGACATTTACGCTGTAGACCAACGATTGTTCCTGAGTTTAGTAGGGATAACCTTAATAAATTTATTACAACCAGGACCGATGGTAAAAATGCTGTAGATGTCTTGGGGAATGCGAACCCCCAGATCAGGATAACCCAAGTTGATCCAGCGGATACGGTCTTTACTACTGGGTATAAGGAGGGGTACAACTTTTTTGCGGCTGATACTTATACAAGAACACGAAACAAAACAGGATTTCGATTAGTAAAAGAGATTATTACTGAACTAGCCACAAACTATTTTGTAGAAGAAGTAGGAAGAGTGAAATCAATTACAGAGTTTGATGTATTTAGTAGACTTTACTTAAGTGAATTTAGCAGGCTTTCAATATTAGAAAATTTTAGAAGTATCCGAGATGCTATTAGAAATGGCTTAGTAGCGGGTGTTAGAGTTATACCTCCTATAGCGCGGTCTAGTAATAATATTTCTTTTAGTGATACTATGCTAGTGAGGAGAAAGGAGGGCGCTCCCGATGATGTGTTTACCTCTATTAAAGGTACACGGGACAGAGAGATTGTTGTTCCTCCTACTGTTGATGGTGGGGCAAGAGGGGGCTCCGTGCCCACTCGCGGTAGAAGGTAACAACAAATTTTAAAATAAAACTAAACAATTTGGTCATGTAGGCTAAATAAAGGTAGAGATGAAAATCTTAACCATAATTACGAGATTATAAAAATGGATCATATGAAATTAAGTGACGAGCTTCGCAAGCAACTTCTTGAAAGTGCTGCTTGGGGTAAAGCTGGTATTGTCCTCACTGAGGGGATTGTTGAAGAAGAACTGTCTAATGCCGAAAGGGTAGCATCCCGCTCGGCCCAAAGCGAGAGAACTAAAAAATCCCTAGAATCTGGGGGACTAACCCCCGCTGGGGCAGCGGATATGCGAAAGCGGACGGCGGCAGGTGAGTTTGACCCAGACAGAAAGACGAAGGGGTCAGCTAAAATGAAAGGCATCAAAGAAGAGGCTGTTCATGTTTGCCCCCTCTGCATTTCTCAACTTGACGAAGCAATTGACGAAGAATCACTTCTTGAGCATCTGAATGTGGTGGTTGGTCTTGTTGACCGTTTAAGCCAACTACAAGAAGGTGATGAGGATATTGAAACCGTTATCGACGAAACTATTCAAGAGCTTCTTTTTCCCGAATCTGAGGAAGAGTAGTCATGAATAGTATTGGCGACTTCGCTGAGAGGCTCATCAACGAGCAGGTAGGTAACATTAAGCAAGGTAAGCAATTACCTCCTAGCCAAGGGGGCAATTTAACTCCCAACGGTAAGGATATTACTAATGTTACAGTCCCTGACTCGTTTATGAAGCAAATCTTAGGTGAGAATTTTCACCCTCAAGAGACTCCAGCGGCTGAGACTATTCCTGAACTTGTCTGGACTCAACCAGAAGCTCCGCAACCTCCCCAAACTTTGACTGAAGAGCCACTCGGCCCTCAAGCATTAACTGAGGAGACTGCTCAACAACTGGTTCCGCTTTTAGAGGAAGTTAAAACTCTTCTGAAAGAAATGACTGCTGCTGCTACCTCCTCTGGTAACATTGGAGCTAGTTTGGGTGGACCTTGTGAAGATGACAAATCTTATGAAGCAATTGAGAAGAGTTACGGATATAAAAAAGCCACACCTTCCAAGCTTCCTGGTGATTCTAGGAAGAGTATCCTTAAGGACTCAATCAAAAATAAATTAAAAAAACGTAAATGAAACTAACTGAGACTATTGATTATCTGAACGAAGCTAGAGGTTCAAAGGAGGGTAGGAAAGCCTACACCTCCAAATCCGCTACTAAAGATGATAAGAAGAAGTCTTTTAAAGGTAGAGTAAAAACTTACGATAGTATTAAGTCTGCATTGTCAGACGGAAGCTACGGACAGATTTTTACTACTAAAGCTGCTGGTAGACTCTATGTAATTTCCAAAGGTAAGTGGGGCGAAAAGAGTGGAAAAGGTAAGATTGCAAAGGGGTTTACTCCTGGTAGTGCTACCCCCTCCGCTAAATGGTCGAGTGTTAAGAAACACGCTTCTCGAACCTTATTGAGATACGGAAAGGGCTCCGACAAACTAGCCCAAAAATACGGAAGCAGAACCATCAAAGCTAAACGAGGAATCGGTGGCAAAGATGGGCGCGAAGACAAAGGAGATAAATAACAATGCAATTATTACAAGATACTTTTATTATTGAGCAACTTCAGGTTTTATCTGAAGGTAAAGACAATGGCCCTGTGAGAATTCGTGGGGTTTTCGGTCGTTGTAATGAGAAGAACAACAACGGTAGAATTTATCCTACCTCAGTACTAGAAAGCCAACTTGCAAAAGTTAAGCCTCTTATTTCGGAGCGTAGATTATGTGGTGAGTTAGATCACCCAGCTAACGATACTGTTAAACTCTCCAATGCCTCTCACCTTATTACCAAATTAGATATGAAAGGTGATGAGCTTATCGGAGAAGCAGAGCTTCTTAGAACCCCTGCTGGACTTACAGCTAAAGCTTTAGTCGAAGGTGGAGTGAAGATTGGTATTTCCTCTAGAGGGATGGGCACTCTTTCTGAAGATCATAATGGGGATAAGATTGTTAATGAAGATTTTCGTCTTGTAACCTTTGACCTTGTTGCTGATCCATCAACCAGAGGAGCTTATCCTGGCATGTGCGAGTCTGTTGAGTCTAAGTTTGTTAAGGATTCTCAATCAAAGCTTACGAAAGAAAGTAATTTTGTTACCATGCTTAACTCTAAGATGCGTGATGCTTACAAGCCCTTCCTTGAAGAAAATTCGGGCATGCCCACACCTAAACAGATTAGAAAGAGCGAGGTCATTGATACCACGACTCCAGAAGGTAAGGCGAGAGTAGCGGCACTGCTCGCGCAGGGAGCTACCACAGGCAAGCCCTTTGATCCTACCAAGAAGAAGCCAGCCAAGAAGAAGATCGCTGATGCTTTTGAACTAGTAAAAGCTGATGGTCACTGGCATAGAATTGCTGATGCTATTGCCGAAGGTTTTGGTAAGAAGAAAGTAGATGAAGCCTTTGCTGACGAAATAGATAAAGCTAAAGATAAAGAAAGCGCAACTAACCTACACAAAAAAGAGCCTCATGGAGATACTGGTAGTATGCTGAGTAACTTTAGAGCCAAACGACACGCTAAAGGCATGGAAGTTGCCAAAGCAAAAGGCGCAAGAAAGGGAGCCAAGATCCTGGCTAAGGGTGATGTGGAGGCTGATAGAATCAGGGCTAGGGGTAAAGCTGGTGGAAGCGTAAGCATGAATCCCTTTGGTGCAGGTTCAGAAGGCTTTGCCAAAAAGACAGGAAATCTTGAAAAAACCAAAGCTAGGCAGGATAGGACATCGGCAAAACTTAAAAATAAGCTTAAAGACCTAGAAGGTAAAACTAAAGGTAATGATTCTGTAGCTAAGAATGACCCTGTAGACAAAAAGCCTGTAGTTGATCCTGTAAATAAAAACATAGGAGACGGAGGACCTGTAGACAAAAAGCCTGTAGTTGCTCCTGTAGACAAAAAGCCTGTAGTTGCTCCTGTAGACAAAAAGCCTGTAGTTGCTCCTGTAGACAAAAAGCCTGTTCAACCAAAAAGAAAGAGAAAATCAGATACAGAAATTGACGCTCAACGAGCAGATAGTACTGCTAAATCTGATGCTGCGGTTGCTGATGTAAAGCGGAGGGCAGGAAATAAATCCGCTACTTCTGCTAGTTTCGAAAAGACTGGATCATTTGGTGCTGGAGTTTCCGATAAAACGACCGACAAATTTGATCTGGAAGCTTCACGAAAATCTATTGCGAGGCGAGAGAAAAAGACAGGGAAGAATGTAAAGCAGTCCCCCGAACAGGCAGCAAAACTCGAACGCAAAGCATACAAGCAAATTGGTTCCATGTTAGCTGAGATGTTTAATTTGAAAGAAGAAAAAAAACCTGTGACCCCAGAAACTCAGCTTGGAGGTATCCGCAGAAACAAGCGAGGTGAGAACGATCAGGGCAACCCTGCACCATCCCCAGTAGGTCAAACATCTCTAGGTCATGACGTTCCTGCAAGAGGGTCTAAGGAATATAAAGCAAAAATGGCTACTCTTAGGAACGCTGCTAATGATGATGCTGCTAAGAAATAAACTTTAACACCTACATTTTTTAAAAAAAAGCAAATTTACTATCTACACATAGTAGATATACTTAACCTAGGATAACTTACATATGAATAAAATAAAGAATATTGCAGAAATTCTTCCTGAAGGACTTGATGAATCCACTGTCGAAGCTATCTTCGGTCTGGTGGATTCAACCATTAATGATCAAGTCGAAGAGAAGATCGGTCTTCTTGAAGCTAAGGTAAATGCTTATCTTAGAACTAAAGTAGACCAACTAAAAGAACAAGCTCTTACTGAGCTAAGTGAAGAGAGTGAAGTGTTTCGCAACGCTAGACTCTTTGAATCAGTAAGAACCTTAATGGCCCTTGAGCTTAACAGCGATGATGAAGAAGGCGCACTTTCTGAAATGACGAACCAACATGGTGAGCTTCAGGAAGAGTTTGACGTATTAGCGGAGCAGGTAACTTTACTTGTTCGTGAAAACGAGAAACTTCAAAGTACAGTTAAGGTCCTTGATAGTAAAGTTTCGATTACCGAGAGTTCGGTTGATCAACTTGAAGGTCAAAAAGCACAACTTCTTGAAGAAGTTGAGAACCTGGAAGCTGCTAGTCAAGAGAAATTTAATTCCTCTGAAAGAGCAGTTGTTGTCTCCCAAGCGGATCGGGAGATTAACGAAGAAAAGACTCATTTTTCTAATGAGTTTCTAAATGATGAGGTTATGAAATTCATGCCTTTCTCCCAACAATCTTAAAGGATTATATATACTATGGAAATGATGCATCAAACTGATGAAAAGCTTGTCCAGAAGTGGGAGCCCGTGCTTGAAGGTATTGACAATGATTATACCCGCCGAGTTACTGCTCAACTTCTTGAAAACCAAGCAAAATCTATTGTCGAGGACAAAGTTCGCAATATTGACGAGGCTATCTCTGCTGCTGCCACTACTACTGGCCAGCTAGGTACTTTTCAAAAATTCGCTTTCCCCCTCGTTCGTCGGGTTTATCCCCAACTCTTAGCCAACAGCCTTGTTGGTGTCCAACCCATGCAGGGTCCTGTCTCTCAGGTCTTCTACCTCGGTAACTCTCGCGCCCGTAATGGTGGCGCGGCTGCTGCTGACAACCAAACCGTCTTCAGTAAGTTCAACCTTACCTATGCTGGTAACGTTGCACAGCAAGTTGGTACTTTGGAAGCTGGTCTTGCCGCTGGTGTCGGCGGTACTTTTAAGGACAAGGACGGGGCTCAATACGGAACGGCTGGTGCTGGTCTTGATGGCGATACTGCATCGGACGGTTTCGACGTTTCTAACGTTTTGGCTGGTTCTGGTACTTCAATTCAAGGTGCTGGCGCTGCTTCTGGTACGATGGGTGGTCAGATCGCTGCTTGGCCTAACTCCCAAGCGGTTATGGGCTACAACCTTTCTGGTGGTGAGCGTCTGACTGGAACGGGCATCCCTGAGATGACCTTCCACATCGAGCAAGAGGCTGTTGTGGCTAACACTCGTAAGATGAGAGCCCTTTGGACTCTTGAGGCTTCTCAAGACCTTAAGGCATACCACAACCTTGACCTTGAGCGCGAGCTTACTGACCTTCTTTCGAAGGAACTTCAACTTGAGATCGACCGCGAACTCATCGAAGATCTTCGCCAGATTGCTTATGGTCTTCATGGTAAAACTCTCGGTGGTGGAAACCAGAATCTAATGGATTCTAGCTATATCGATCTGGGTAGCCACACTGGTGGTCAATTCCCTGGTCTTGATAGTGCTGCTGATACGGCTACTTTCGTTCCTGCTCAGTTTACTTACGACTTTAGTGGAGGTCAGGGTACTGGCTCGAATACTGAGTTTGGTTCGGCTCAAACTAACTCCAACATTTTCGTTGTAGACTTCAGCCAATCCTCTCTTGACATGTATCCCCGCCACATTGGCGAGGTGTACGCTAACCTTCTGGCGATCATTAACCTCGCTTCGCAGGATATTTATCGTACCACGATGCGTGGTCCAGGTAACTGGCTTCTGACCTCTCCTCTCGTAGCTTCCATGCTTGAGAGTGCTTCCAAGCTTGAGGGCGGTATTCAGGCTGCTGATGGTCCCACTAACATTGGTCGTAACAGCATTGAGTACAAAGGTAAGTTTATGGGTCGCTATGACCTGTACGTTGACCCGATGTACCCGACTGACGAGATCCTGGTTGGTTATAAGGGCGCAAACGCGATGGATTCAGGGTATATTTATGCTCCATACATCCCTCTCCAGCAGTTGCCTACTATTACGGATCCCGAGTCTTTCCAACCTAGGAAAGGTATTCTGACCCGTTATGGTAAGGTCCAGATTGAGCCGATGAACCGATTCTACAGAGTCATTCGTATTATTGGCCCGACCTCGAACTACCTGTTCAGCCCGTTCGCCCGTAACACACAGGTCCTCGGTACTGCAACTACTATCTAATTAGATAACTAAATAGATTTTATAAGGGCCAGAGGTTTTTTGTCCTCTGGCCCTTTTTCTTTACTATATACTCTAGAACATTATGTACAAATACCGAAGCAAATGCAGGTGGAATATGCTTCTTCACATAGATGGTGAAGTAGTAGAGATTAGACCTTCAGAATTATTTGAATCAAAAACATTAGTTACTTCTAGACATCTAGAATTAGCTAGTGAACCGTTAAAGAAGAAGAAGAAAGAGAAGGCTACAAAGAAAGCGTCCGCTCCCAAAACTTTTATAGAGGACTCCTATGGCAACAGCAGCAGCACCTAAAGTAGATCCTAGACTAGTAGGATATGGTGATACCTTTGGTAACTACGGTGGTAGGAACCTTGGGGATACCGATATTTATTCTACTGCTATTGATTCCTCTAAGCTCAACAAGAGTCTTTTAGATGATGGAGTTGAGCTTGACCCCTTTGAGCAAACAGTTCATGATTTTGTTCTTTCTAGATTAGGTCATCCAGTAGTCCGTGTAGAGCTTACCCCTTTCCAAATTAAGACTGCTATTGATGAAGCAGTAACTAACTTAGATTACCATGCACCTTTCTGGACCATGCAATGTGCAACCTTCGAATGTTCAGCGGGGGTAAACGCTTATATGCTCCCTATGCATATAGCCTACAATCTTAACTACGTTGTATATAAGAAGTCCCTACTAACTATTCCAGGAGGAGCAGGAAGCTTGGAGTCTGATTTCTTTATCAAGTACTTCCAAGACAACTTCCTCTTTAGTAACTTCCAAGTATCTGATTTTTATCTAATGCAACAGCACTTAGAGATGGTTAGAAAGATTCTAGGCCAAGAAGGGTCTTGGGACTTACTCAATGGAAATATATTACAACTGTATCCTACGCCTGTTAACAATAGCCAGATAGTTATTTTGATTTACAGGGCATTGGATACTTATACTATGCACCCCTACTATAAGAACTGGATTCAACGATTTGCTTTAGCAGTATGTAAAGGAATCCTTGGTGAGATCAGGGGTAAATACAAATCACTTCCATCTCCTGGTGGAGGTGCAAGCTTAAACGGTTCTGAATTATTGCAACAAAGTACTCAAGAAAAAGAAAAGCTAAAAGAAGAGCTTCTCTCAGAAATTGAAGAACCTCCAGCGTTCACAATGTTTTAATCATGCCTAAAAATACAAGAGTCCATCGCTGTGTCGATGCATTAAAAAAAGCTAAAGAAGAAAGCGGTTCGGCTTTTGCTATCTGTCAAGCATCTACTAATCAAAGCTACGCTACTGGTAAAAAACTTAAAGAAGCTATTGCAGCTAAAATTTTAAAGCCTGGAGCAGATAAAGCAGCTAAGAAGCTTGGAGATGAAAACGATGACAAGTGGGAGGCTGAGGAGACTAAGAAAGGTTACTGGACTCCTGCTGCTGATGACACTACAGGGTATAATTCAAAAACTTCTGATAATGCTGATGATGATTTCAAGCACGGGTCTTGGACGGATGAGACTAAAGCCAAAAAGTATGGTAAAAAACTTATTAAAAAGAATAAACAGACTCCTGAAAATTCCAGCAGAGCTTACAAGCAAATTGGTTTAGTACTAGCCGAAGCTATGGGTCATAGAGTTGATGAAATTGCTCCTTTGGCTGCGGCTGGTGGGGTGGCAGCTAGAGTCGTAGGTTCTCAAGTACTCAGGCGAGGAGCGGTTGCTCTTGGTAGGAAAGCTGCTCCAGGCACAGCCAAGCGGGGATTAAGTGTAGCCGCTAGGAAACTTGCTAAGGATCCAGATAAAATGAAAACTCTTGGTGCTGGCCTCAAGGCTGGATATAAGAAAATTAAAGATAAATTCACAGGGGCTGGGGACGAAGGTACTATCCCCGATACTCCAGAAGCTAGGAAAGAGTTAGAGGATCAAGAAAAATCTAATGAAGACTTAGGGGAAGGTAAAATTATGAATAAGTATGTTAGAACATTAGTTGAAAAGAAGGCGTGGACCCCACCTGAAGGCATGACCACAAGCAAATCTCCAGGACAAGAAGCTTGGCGGGGGAAAGGATACGTTAGTAAAGAATCTGAAGCCAGGGGAGGTCCAGGGAGGACTGCTGAAATCCCAGACCCGAAAGATAGGGAGGCTGCTGAAAAGGCCGAGGAGCGAGCTAGGGAAAAGTTGCAGCTTGCCCCTGAACAATCTACCAAAGTTTCAGGCAAAGTCGCTTTAGAATTATCCAAAAGGCAAGAAGCTGCAAAAAAGGCGAGGGAAGACTCATCTACTGTTTACTCTAAATTAGGTCATCTCTTTTTAGAAGTAAGTCGTAAGGTAACTATTGATGATGATCCTAAAAAAACTTATATCGCAACGAAGCCCAGATCAGGTGAAGTTGTGACCAGAGGGACAAGAGAGGTTGGGAGAGATGCCCGTGATCCAAGTCGGAGTAAACCTGCCCAGGGCAATGTTAGAACAGGAACTGGTAACGCCGCAAAACGGAGAGAAGAGCAACTCAAGCGTGAGGAAAGGGAGCGATTGGCCTCTAAGGTAAGTAACGATGGCTAAAAAGAACTATAAAGCAACGACGAAGCTCCCTGAGCTTCCTGACCTTGATGAGGGAGAAAGTCTTCTTAACCTCTTCGATCAGGATAACCCAGATATTAACCTATTTAATTTGGTTGATGATGAGATGATTCGCCTTGCTGGTTCTAAGTTCTCTTTCTACAAGTATTATCAAACGGAAGACTTCGATGATGTTTATATGGAATCGCGTAACAAACCAGTAGCTAAGAATGCCATTACTGTTCACGGTCACTATGACCCTACTTCAATGAGTGAGGAGCTTACTCAGTTTGGTATTGAATTAACTAATGACCAACTGTTTACCTTTAATAAAAGTTACATTGAAAGGAAGATTGGTAGGTCAGTTATCCCTGGGGATATTGTGAAGCCAGCATTCCAAGATCAGATGTATGAAATTTTCGAAGTAGTTGAGGATAGCTTTGAATCTTATGGTG